TTATCCGCTTCAACTCCGACTGGTAGACCATATGCTCTTGGCCAGTCTTGTCGACGATCTGATAGAGCTTCTCTGGCTTCTCACGGATGCGGAAATACTCGGCGAGCCGGATTTCCTCTTTGTCTTCCCAGTCGATGCGGCTCTGCTGGCGGTCGATATCGTTCCACTGCACATTCTTCGCGTTCGGGTAGCGACGGCGGTACTCCTGCCGCTTCATCTTGACTGATATCAAGCACCAGTTCTGGTCAGCGCCGCTAGGCATCATGGCGCTCGGGTCCATGTGCACACTGAAAATATTGCGGATCGGCAGGATGCGTAGATCCTTCTGGAACGAGCGCGGGTCGACATACTCAGCGACTAGCCGGAAGTAGCCCTCGCCTGCATCTACAGCACGCTCGGCGGCCAGATCGTAGGCGATCGACGCTTCGGAACGCGTTTCAACATGCCGACCGATGCCGTTGATGATTTCGGCGAGCTCGACATCGGCGCCATCGCCTACCGGATGGCACTTGCCGCGCGGACGCTGCTGCTTGATGTTGTTCACCACGCGGCGCACGAATGCATCGGTGAGGTTGATGGTCAGCTCAGGCGAATCCTCGGAAGCGCTCGTGCCCGTATCGTGGTCCCACTGATCGCCGTCACGGAACAGCATCGCAGCCTTAGCGCGTTTGCGGTTATCGGAATAAGCTTCAGCCGCGATCTGCAGGCGGTCTTTTGCTTCGAGCCATATTTCTTCGTCAGAGATCGCAGCAAACTCGCGATCCTCTTCGGTGCGCTGGGTTGGCTCGTTGGCGCCGTGTGTTACTTGGTCGGTCATGATCTCATCCAGCCTGTGTTTGACCCAAGGCGCCGATGAATGAACTGCGGCTTTGGCTCTGGTTTAATTGCTTCCGGCTTGGCCAGCTCGGGGAATAGATCGGTCATAGCCCATATCATCGCATCGGCACGGTTCGGGCTGTTCTCGCCGGTATAGCCATGCGTGGTCATTGCGCATAACTCGTCTTCCATCTCTTGGAACACGCCAGCTAAGCGGACCTTTCCAGCGTCTACCAGGGCTGATATCGGCTCGGCTCGGATGACCTTGCCACGCGTCGCGGTGACCGGCCTGAACGGTACATTCGGCAGCGCCGTGCGTACCACGAACTTGACCATCGCGCCGCCATAATTCACCTCACCGACGATGCGATCGCCGCCCCAACGCTTATAGGCATCCGTCGCAACCTTGCCCCACACAGCAGGACCAGCCTTGCACGTCAGATCCTCCAATACATACCCATTCCCATCAATTCCGAGACCAGCCACGACAATTCCGATTTCGTCATTGTCGACGTTGTCATCATCATCGGCGCCTGACGGATCGACTGCCACGACGATACGCAACATGTCCGGCAGTTCGTCATCAATGTTGCGCCAACGTTCAAACACTTCTTCGGAGAAAAGTGCATTAGGCGAGGCATCGCGGAACTCTCCTTCGAGGAAGCGCTTGCGCATCCGTGGCGACATTTCGGACAGCGTCTTCAGGTAGTCGGCGGACAGATTCTCTTGGTTGTCGCGAGGATTGATCTGCATGAAGGCGTAGTTGTCGGGCTCGCTCAACGATGCACGCGTTTCGGGACTCACCTTGGTCTTAAACAGGCGATAGGTCCAATGCCCTTTGTCGGGCGGATTCTCGTCGTAATACATCTTCATGATCAGATCGTTGCCCGTCGCATTGTCGCGTACCTTCTGCGCCAAGCGCGTCATGACCATTTCACGCCCCGAATATGGAATCTGAGAGCACTCATTCAAAAAGATGTCGGCAAACTCTGTGCCGAGAATCTTCTCAGTGCGCTGCTTGTCATCGAGGCCGCCGAACCACAGCTCACTGCCACCGGGAAACGTCGCATAGCCCAGCGACTTATTCACGTCATATGGGACGCCCGGAAAGCATATGGACATCACCTTAGGAAAGGTGTCCAGCATGATTGAGTTCTTGACGTGACCAAAGCGAAAACGAAGCACAGCGCCGCGTGAGCCGGGCGCCTTAAGACGACGTTGGACCTGCTTCCTAATAATTAGCAGCGTCTTTCCGGACCTAGAACCACCCGCAAGCATCACGTGCTTCGCCGGCCCGTTCAGCATCTCCTGGGCTTCGGCCTGCCTAGTAGTGAGCTTGAACTCAGCCATGTACGTCTGATCCATTGAGCACGAGCTGCATCGGTGCTTCCGGATCGCCGGTATGCTGCACGCTATCGCCAAACTTCTTGCGGTTGCGTATCTTCAGCTCCCACTTACGAGCGTCCATGCGGTTCTTTGCGATCGCCGAGTCCTTTTCCGTATCCGCGATATAGACGATATCTTGCAGGCAAGAATCTTCGTAATCCTTGTAGGCCTGATCGTACTGAGCTTGCAGTTCTGGCGCACGCTTGCGCCATTTATTAAACGTCGCCCGGTCGGGCATGCCCTTCAGTTCGCACGTCTCGCGCAAGCTCTTGCCGTCTGCAATAAGCTCGCATATCTCATCGAACAGCTTCTGAGAGAACTCAGTACGCGGCGCTTGTCCTTTCTTACCGGCCATCGTTACGCTCCTGAGCCGATCTTGATCTTCGTGTACTGCGGTTCAGCGCCGCACGATTTGCGCAACTCACTGATGCGCTCTTGACGGTCCCAGATGTCCTGGCTTTCCTGCATCTTCACGAAGAATTCCATCGCCTTCCGATTGATCTCACTTATCGAGAGCAACCCCTTCGAGTTGCCGAAATTGATCGTGCCGTCTCTATTGATCGTTGCCATCTCAGTGCCCGCAACAGGGTTGAGTTTTGGAGCCGCATGAGATGCAGGTACGAACCGAATCCTGCGCGATATCGTAGCTGTGCTTTGCTATAAATCCCGCAGTGGAATGGCGGCGTGGAATGGCATCCCGAAATACAGCATATTCTCGGTCGAGAGCACCTACCGACTCTTTCAGTATTAACATGCGAAACGCTTCGCTGATGATTGCCATCATCTCGCCCTCGGGTCATGACTCTCGCGGGCATACCAACCGGAAACGAACGCCTGGCACAGCCCGTGATTCGGAAAGTGAAGCGCGCGCTCGGGTTTATCGTGGTCTAGCTCCTCGGGATAGAGCGTGACGACATATTCCGGCCCGTAGTTGCGCACGTTGAGTAGGTTGCCTTTGCGCCAGTCGGACGGGATGCTGACGTAGCGCAGTTCGTCGCCGGAGTCATCGATTAGCGCCTGCTCGCTGGTTTCGGTAGGCACGTCATCGACGGCCTCGACTGGCAGCGCACCACGCTTGACGTTAGCGCGCTTCATTCTGCTTTCGCGCTTGGATTTCGCGTGCATAGCAGAACAGCTTGTCACGCATACGGCGATCTTCTGTGTTGATATACAGCGCGTCTTCGATCCAGGCGCTTTGAGCAGCGATTGCTGCGGCGATGTGCGCACGTTTGCGCAGCTTGTGAAGTGCTTTTCCTGTCATCTTGATCAGTTTTTCCTTGGAAGCAACGAAGTCCGATGTTTCATCGATCCAAATCTTGTCGAGCGTATTCATGCTGCCTCCTGTTCGACTATCCCGCTCACATCGGCTTCACGGCACATGATATGCATCGTGTTTCCCCAATAAATTTGCTGAAAGCTGTAGCCAACATACCGGCCTTCCAACTGCACCGAGCCGAGCTCAACGATATCGCCCACCTTCACCTGGGTTGGCAAAAATGTCTTGCTGCGCCACATCTTCGTGCGACGGTGCTTGTCCGGGTGGTCATATCGCAATGGAAAGTGGCCAGGCCCAACAGCCTTCACGATCCCGCGAACCGGCTTGATCTCTTCGACAACAAGCAGAATCTTCGAATGCTCTATCGGCAGCGGCTCGACCACGATGTAGTCGTGAAGCGGCTGGATCTTCTCGTCGGGCGCAACGTAGGTCTTCGTCTCGTAAGACAACTCCCCGCCAGCGCCATTGGTCTTGAGGTTGACGCCCATTATCGAATCCTTGTTTCGGCATTCAAAAGAAGTTGTCGATGATGGTCATCCAGATGGCATGCATGGTCCACGACGATGCCCTCCAAAATCTTGCCGTGCCATCCATGGTCTAGCCACGAAGGCTCTACGATCCTTAGGTCTTCCCGCAAAATCTTCGCAGCGAGCTTGCGGACATAGTCGGTGGCGAAAGGATGCGGAGAAACATATACGGCACCGCGCGGCGCAGCCTTCATTTGCTCTGTCGTGCGCCCAGTTCCACGCTCATAATCGATAGTCATCAGCGAAATCTCCGTATGTAGCGCTTGTGATACCGCTGAATATCCGTAACCGACTCAAACGGCATATCCCATGCCATAGCAGGTCCGAATGTGCGCAGCACCCACTTCCCAGCCTCGCAAAAGATGTGTGACTTGCGCTGCGGCGGACTCACAATCGAAGGTAGGTGCATCATGTCAATAAGCCTCCAACCCATAAATCTTCCTTACTCTGGCATCCTCATCCGCATCGTATTCAGTCGCAGCAGCATGGCGCAAAGCCCCGAAGAACTCCTGCGGCGTTACACCGTTCTCCAGGCAGATCCGATCGAAGTCCGCGGCCATTTCTTCCATGGTGATAAGCTGGTTAGGCATCAGTGGCGCTTCCTGCCGTATGCCGGCTCAGGCTTCGTATAACCCGGCTTAGCGCCCTTCTTCTCGGTCACCTTGCCAGCATCCGGCGTCTTACCACTGCCAGCCTGCGCTTGCTTGGTCATGCCATCCGGCTTGTGATGAACGCCAAGGTGCGTAATCTGCAACTCGACATGGCGCTCTTCATCG